CTGAAAAAGATAATCATTCTAATAGTTGGCATTATAGAGAATGGATTAGACAAGTATTTAATAAATTAAAAGAATTGAAAGAAGGTAAATAAATGGAAGAAAAAGATATAGAACAAGCATCAGACATAATATTAAATAGTATAATGACAAGTAATTTAGAACCACAAATAAAAATAGAATTACTTGTAAATATGAGATTATTTTTCGAAAACTATAATGAAAATATAATGATATTAAATCAAGAAAAGAGAAAAAAATGAAAGAAAATAAAATAAAAGAATTTCTTAATTTGAAAGACAAAGAATTATTTAATTATTATAATAGATCATCAGAAGATATACAAAAATTAATGAATAATGTATATAATGCTTGTTATAGATTCAATTTAAACAATACACAAACATTATATATGTTACAAGAAGCAGTAAAACCGTTTAAACAAGATATTTTAATAAATATGTTAATTGACTAAAAATAGGAGGAATTATATGACTTTAAAGGAAGCTAATGAAGAATTAGAAAAATTAGACAATGAATATAATTACTGGCTAAATGAAAAAGAAAGATTATCTTTACTTGTATCACCTAAATCAATGGATATAAGACCAGAGATGGTAGAAGGTGGTAAAAGAGTAGATAGACTAGCATTATATGTAGAATCAATGGATGATAAAAAAATAAATGAAACATTAGACTACATACAATCAAGAAGATTAAATTTAATGAATTGGATAGATAACGAATTAAACATACTAAAAAAGTACAATGAAATAGAACAATTAATAGTACATTATAAAGAAGTAGCTATTATAAAAGATAAATATACAGGAAAGCAAAGAGAAATGACTTGGGAAGAAATAGGAAAAGAAGTACATTATAGTAAAGATTATTGTAGAAAAATATATAGAAATTACAAATATAAAAAATGACCACTTATGACCACCTTTAAAGTGGTACAATAATATCGTGGAATAATACCACAGAACCCCTTTATATTTTAAAGCACTTGTATCTTTTATAAGAACAGTGGATGCTGCTATAGGCAGCATTGAGTAGATATGTTATAACAGTGATGTTATATAACTGGAACGGTACAGGGAAAGACACTAAAACGAGCCGCCGAGTGTCCATATCTATTCAATGGTGCTTATAATAGGCACTAAAACATATTCTCTTGTTCAATAGAGTATATGTAGCCGGTAAACACTATCTAGACCACTCCAACTATGAATATAGGTAAGGTGGTTTGTATAGGTAGTGTACTGATGATATATAAACTCGTGGGCTGGTATCCCACTGGCGTACCATAATATTAGAAAGAGGGTACTACTTCTAATATAAAACCTTTGTATCATTAGTACAGTATCTATAATTAGATACAAACAATTTATATAGGAACATTCTTATAGGCTTGAATGTTCTTTTTTTATTAAAGAGGTGATAACAATGGGACTAAATGAAGTAGGAATACTAATGTTTATTTTTGCATTTATCTCGTATCATCTATTGAAAAGGAAAATAAAATGAACATAAAAAGATGTATGAAGGGATTATGTAAAACTTGTCCTGACAATTTAACTTGTAAAGGAAAGAAAAAAATGAGAAACAAAACTCTAAATAGGAAGTGATAAATATGAAACCAGGAACAGACAATGTAATACCAGCTAGTAAGAGAACACATGAAGAAAATGTAGCTAATGGTAGAAAAGGTGGTATTAAGTCAGGTGAAGCAAAAAGAGAGAAAAAACTATTTAAAGAAGCTATAGAGAAAAAGCTAGGGGGTAGCTTGGATACAATTATAGATGCATTAATGATAAAAGCAGCAACAGGAGATGTACAAGCAAGTGTATTCCTTAGAGATACGATAGGAGAAAAACCAACAGACAAAATAGAAGGAAATATATCTGTAGATAAACTGGAAGATATACTATGAAATATAGTGCAGATTACTTAATAAATAAAAGAAAAGAAAAATGGAATCAAGATCATAGCATAGAATATGATAAAAGATTTAGAAATGCAGTAGCTAATGAAATATTAGAAAATAATGATTTATTAGAAGAAATAAAAGATAAACCAGAAAAACTTATTGAATTAGTATTTATTGTAGTAGACAAGAATCAAACAACAATGCCATTTTTTTTAAATGAAGTACAACAAGAGTTCATAGATACATTAAATAAAGCCAAAGAAGATTATAAAAAAGGATTAATAACAGATATATCGTTGCTAGTATTAAAAGGTCGACAACAAGGATTTACAACACTAATAACAGCATACCAATTAGCAACAAGTATTTTAAATAAAAACTTTCAAGGTTTTACATTAGCAGATAATAGTGATAATACAGAGGCAATATTCCAAAATAAAGCTAAATTTCCTCATTCACAATTACCTGATATATTAAAGCCTACGGAAAAGTTTAATAATAAAAGACAATTACTATTTGAAAAATTAAATAGTAGTTGGGCAGTAGATACAGCAACAAAAAATGTTGGTCGTTCAAGAACAGTAAACTTTTTTCATGGTTCAGAATGTGCTTTCTGGAAAGATGGAATAGCAAGTGTTCAAGCAGCATTAGGAGAAGCATTTACAAGAAATTGTATAAAGATATACGAATCTACTGCAAATGGATATAATGATTATCAAAAAATGTGGGATAGTGGAGTTCATATAAATTGTTTTTACGAATGGTGGAGAACAAAAGAATATAGAATAGCTATACCAAGTGAAGAAGAAAAGCAAGAATTTATAAACAACATAGACAATAAAAATGAATGGATATATGAAAGATTAAGATGGTTAAAAGATGATGTAAAGCTAGATATAGAGCAACTATATTGGTATTACAAGAAATATGAAGCATACTTAGATAAAGACTTAATCAAACAAGAATATCCATGTAGTCCAAGAGAAGCATTTTTATTATCTGGTTCAACAGTATTTGATACAGAAAAATTACTTGCAAGATTAAATCAATTACCTAAACCATTAAAAGTAGGTTATTTTGAATATGATTATGATGGACAGAAAATAGAAAACATAAGGTGGGTAAATGATAAAAATGGATATATTAAATTATATCAACTTCCAAATACACCAGCGATAACAAAATATTGTGTAGGTGGAGATACAGCAGGAGAAGGTTCAGATTATTATGTAGGATATGTAATAGATGCTAGAACAGGAATACAAGTAGCTATGTTAAGACATCAATTTGATCCAGACCAATATACAAGACAAATGTATTGTTTAGGTAAATACTATTCATACATAAAAGGAAGAGAAAAAGAAAATGCTTTAATAGCAATAGAAACAAACTTTGACACATATCCAATAAGAGAATTACAAAGATTAGGTTATGAAAATCAATATATAAGAGAAAGAATCGATGATATGACTGGTAAAAAAGAAAAAAGATTTGGGTTTAAAACAACAAGGCTAACAAGACCAACAATAATAGGACAATTAATAGAAATAATAAGAGAACATACAGATTTAGTAAATGATGAAGAAACTATTAATGAATTATTAACTATTATTAGAAATGAAGAAGGAAGAATAGAAGCACCTGTAGGTGGACATGATGATATTATGATGGCAATGGCAATATCATATGAAGCTAGAAATCAAATTAGATTAATAGATGAAATAATAACACCAGAAGAACAGATGTTTAAAGATTTTAACATAAAAATAGAAGATGATTATGGTGAAGAAATTGTGGTGATGTAATGTTAGCTGATGTAGTAAAGCAGAAAGAAGAAGAACGAAGAAAACAAATAGGCTATGAAATGGTAATGAAGAAAATGCCTATGAGTGTAGATACACTTATATACTATGAAAGTCTATGCCCTTGTGGTGGAATAGAAACATGGTTATATAACTTAAATAGAATGTATCCTGATAATCTAGGATTTATGTATAGAAGAAATGATTGTAATATAGAACAACTAAAAAGACTAAATATTCCATATGCTATGGATTGTGGTCAAAGTGTAGAATGTGAAACAATCATATTTCCTACAGTATATGCTATGAGGGATGCATTAAAAAGAGGTAATCTTAAATGTAAACGAAAAATACTTATTATACATTGTGATATGGACTACTTCACAGAATATGATGGACATATAGATATACCAGAAGATGTAGAAATCTATGGATGTAGTCAAACAGCAGCAGATCATGCAGCTAAGAGATTTGATAGAGAAGTAAAAGTGTTATGGAATCCAGTGATAGTAGAAAACGAAACCATAACATTTTTATATGCTGGTAGATTATCTAAAGAAAAAGGTAGACACAGATTAGAATACTTTATAGAAAAAGCAGAAGAATATGCAAGACTAAACAATAGAAAGATGAGAGTAAAGATATATACTGATTTACCATTTGATTTAGATAAATATGAAAGTGTAGAATTACATGAACCTACAATGAATATACTACCAGAGATAAAACAAGCTACTTATTCTTTACTTCTAAGTGATACAGAAGGTTATCCATATGGAATACTTGAACCTTTAACATTAGGAGTACCAGTAATAGTAACTAAGCTACCAGCACTAAAAGATTTAATGGTAGATGAAACAAATGCAAAGATAGTAGATTTTGATATGAGAAACTTAGATATGAATGATATATTTAATAACATTCCTAAGTTTACATATAAGCCACATGAAAGCAAAAAGTTATGGGATAGTATAGTTATACCAAAAGAGGTCAAATCAAGTAAAGAAAGGCTTAAAAATGAGTATAAACTAACTATTGGAATACCAGTTTATAATTATGAAGGAATAGGTAAGGCAATAGAGAGTA